TGAGCACCGTTTGACGTCGTAAACGTCAATGATGGTGAATTCCATCCACTTCCGTTTGGCAAACGGGCGCCACAGTGTAGCTATGCGTAGTCAGCGCATTCGTTGTGGAGCGGGTTGACATCCGCTAGTCAGTTGAGTTCTGGCTGGTCACCACAACTGGCACTGCAATGACCAACCGCTTAGGAGGTGTTACGTGCAATTGCACGCGAGGGCCGGGGTTGATGATCTCGGTAAGTACCTCAGTTCTACCGACCAGTATAAGGTCGATAGGGCAATCGCCAGGCTCAGCAGAGCTGTAGAACGTGTAGCCGTAGATTATTCTATGGAGAACGCGCTCTCAGATCTGACGTCTGAGCTCGTCCCAGAAAGGGATAATCGTAGTGTCACGACCCCTGAATGGGTGGAAACGGGAATTGCCACCTACGGATGCCCCGTTCATCCAACCACTAATGGACGAGGAACTGAGTTCACGGTTAGCGGATACGGACCATGTTCGTGCCGCAGAACCAAGACCGTTCGTCAAACCTCTAAAGACCAGCGAAACTCTGGAACAGTTGATTCCAAAGTTCGTAAGTCCGGAAAGCCTGGAGCCGGACGAAGCAGTAGTAACAACGGTCGAGGGAACAAAGAGGTTCAAGGTGTCGTCGGACCAGGAGCTAGGATCTTACGATCTGTTCCTGATGACACTGGCGAACATGACAGGGGAACTCCATCACCCGCTTTCCTTGTACGAAGTGCACCTTCGGGTCAAGATGGATTTCGATCCTTCTCTTCCGAGAGTTACAAAGCAGCCATTCGTAGCGTCTACCGTACGGCAGGTTGCAAGGATCGAGGGCACATCCCTTACACAATCGATGAGATTGTGGCGGAGGTGGTCCTTGCTAGCTCTTACGCTGGCGCTCCTCTGTTCAGTACCAATCGTGATGTCCTTGCCGAAGGCACACGGTTGGCGAGAAGGATTATTGCAGGCCTGCGTGGTTTTGATCCCTATGTTTTTGGCCGCCGGGTTCAACATGGGCATGCTGGTCCAAAGACTCGCCTTGTTTGGATGGCGCCGTTGCCTACGACGATTGTGGGCAGCCGTTTCAGTAAACGAGTCATGGAAAACCTTTCGCGGACGCGGCCGTTCGTCTGGGGAACCCATGGAATCGAAAGAGGAGCAATACTCTCCGAAATCGAATCGAAGTTTCGGTACGTCTATTCGCTAGACTTCTCGAAATTTGACTCAACTGTCCCAGCTAAGATGATTGATGATGCTTTCCGTGTGGCGCGGACGCATTTAGATCTGACAGGCGAAGACGAAGCAGTGTGGACTCGTTACGTCAACGATTTCATTCACAGCCGCATCATAGCTCCAGACGGACACGTGTATCAGGTGCACAAGGGTATACCCTCGGGCAGTGCGTTTACCAGTATCATCGGTAGCATTGTTAATCTGATTCTCGTTTCGTACATGTGGCACAGTATCACTGGTCATGAACTGCCACATGATCGCGTATTGGTGATGGGTGACGACGTCATCATTGGCTCAAATACGTATGTAACAAAGAGCCAGCTGGCTTCTGCAGCTGCAGATCTGGGGTTTGTCGTCAGTGTTGAGAAATCAGACATTGTTGACACGTCAAAAACCACTAACGACTGGAGAACCCATACGCACTTTGTTGGGTATCACTGGTTGCACGGACAGCCCCATCGTGAAGAACGCGAGATCGTTAAATCTGCTGTCTATCCAGAGAGACATCGCAGACGCGAGAAACACGAATGGATAGTTAGGCTTCTAGGTTACGCGATGACCAGTCGTGAGGGCCTTTTGCTGTTGACGCGCGTTTTCCCCGCGCAAAATACGTTGCAGAGTTATTTTAATGCAGCGGACCGTGCTAGTGAGTTAGGTTGGGATGAAAACAGCGACGACTCAGACGTCGACCTACCGGGTCAGCTGCGGTACAGGCGAC